AAAGCACCGTAAACACTCTAATATCGTCCGCACAACTTTAACGATTGCCATTATTTAACCTCCTCAATACTAATCGGAATAACCCCTTCACGCAAATCAGCGATAGATGAAAATGCCGCTTTCGATAAATCCACAACACGACCTTCGCGGTACCATCTTTTTGCCGGTCCTCGATCCGAAACGCGCACCACAACCGACTTCCCATTGCGCGTATTCGTAACTTTGATCCTCGTTTGAAAGCGATAATCCCATGATGCAGCGGTAAACTTGTTATCATCTAACGCCTCCCCGTTTGCCATAATCCCGGAAGATCCTTCCTTCCGACAAGATTCCACCGAATACCACGACGCTGTCAACTGCTCCCCGTGGCATAAGGATAAAACAACGCTGTAAAATAATAGTGTCAAAACCACGACCGCTGGAATAAAAACTCTATAATCAGGTAACATGTCTTTTCTCCTCATTATCTTTTTATCATACCTTAACGGATATGTCAAGAGGTATACTTATCTTTTTCTTTGCCTGCGCTTTCAAAATTTTCACCTCACACCGACGCAGAAACTCATCCACCGTCAACATCCCGTCATCCTCCTGTTCCTCCGCAACAGGAAAATTTTCCTCCACAACAGAGAGAGAAAAGATTTCACATAATTTAACAACATCAAGACCATGTGAGAACTGAGCGCTCATGTTTCCACCTCCCGTAAAGGAACAGACAACACATCCGGATCTTTAATCAGCGCGATAAGCGGCTTTTGTTTGACCGATTCCAGCGCTATCCGCAAATACTTCCGGTCAAAACACCGCAACGATTCTCTGACTGTTACCGGACCATAATCGGAATCCATGACAGAACGCCGGACGTACATATCCACCTTTGGTTCGACCCACCCTTCCCATATAATCAGGTCCTTAATGTCATAGAACCGCAACCCCATCGGAATCTTCTTCCGTTTAGGAAGGCATCGGATAAGGTACGTTTCCGGATACTGCGCCCACGGATGAACATTTACAGAAGTAAAAGTCATCCGGCAAGCGTAAGGAAAACCAAACTCCGCCATCGCACATAAGGTATACCGCTTCCCCGGGACCAACCATTTTAACTTAGAATAATCGTGCATCATCAACTCCTTTCTTAGTAACCTGCCAATGTTTAAGAGACAGTATCCACTTCGGTTCACCTTTCATGACCATCTGAAACCCCTTTTCTTTGAGCGTTTTGACATCCGTCTTGTATATTGCAGTTTTCGTCTCATAAACGATTGTGTGCACGCCAAGAGGAAGTAGGTCAAAACGGACACTCCAAGCGCCTTCTTTCCCGAAATTCCGCAGCTTGGAGCCATCTTTCTCATATTTATGCAGGACACCGTCTTTGATTGAATATTTCATAACAATTCACTCGCTTTCAGCCTTTTCGCACTCGCCGGGAGGTTCTTAATTGCCTTATAAACCCTCTCTCGGACAATAGCGTCCAGCCGCTCGATAAACTCCTTACTACATTGTTTATCGTACTCTTTAATGACTGCCTTAACCCGTTTGACGTTCAACAACACTTTCCACCTCCTATTTTAACTTTGCTTTTAACTCTTTGATCTTCGCTTTGTGCTCCTCGATCTGCCGGAGCGTTTCCTCATCCCTCTGGCGCAACTCAACAAATACGCCATTGACAAGGATCCTTACCGGTCTATGCTTAACGATCTTCGAATACTGAGCGCCGGACAAATACCGGACAACTGTCGGGATCTTACAATCCTTCAACCCTCTTAACTTCCTCTTCTTCCCCCCCCCTATCGCTTCTAAAGTCATACAAACTCCTTTCTGTTAAACATCATATTTCCGTAAAAACTCCAGATACTCTTCCCTGTTTACATCGGACAATGCCTTTTCGTAATTCTCCAGCGACATCCAGCCAGGCTTAAAGATCCCGGCATAAAACGACATAAACTCGTTCACATGCTTCTTCACATCCTGGTCATTATCCCCGCAGATCAACTGCTTCACATCCAGCCTCCCGGAATACGTCTCACCGTCCTCGAAGTACACAACAAAATCATGCTTATCGTACCCCTGATTCATTCCGGGGTACGTGCTATTATCCCGCGCTAACCCATACTTGGCTAATTCCCAAGAAGAGTACATGTGCGGCTTTCCGCATAACTTCGTTAGCCCCTCTGCCCGGGTTATCACAATTTTTGAAACTCCAACCTTTTTGACTGTCTCTAACATTAAACCCTCCTTTTCTTGCGGCTCGCGACCGCTTTGATTGCCTCTAACCATCCAGCAAGATCCCCCGCCCAATACTTAAACGAGGTCACATCCTGCCGCCTTTTAAAACAGTCCCAACAAACAACCAGCCCAACAGCCTTCGGGCGCGCGCACCCAAGACAAGTATCCATGCCCCGGGCGCGGCGTTCCAACTCTGGTTCCACCATCATTTCGTTTTCCATCTTTCTCACCTCCTTTCTCATGCAATATGAATATATAATATCCACATGAGAAAGTCAAGAAAAATCTTTACCCTCACAAAAAGCCGATTCTCCGTCGAGCTCTTTGCCGGCAAGATTGTCATGCAGACTATACGTGGATTAAATCAAGAGGAAAATGAACAGCAGAATAGGGGAGAGAATCAGCCAAAACCAGCATAAAAATTTCTCGCCATCATTTAAAATAATGTTATGGCGCCGCGCCTTCCAGAACTTCTTCATCATCAACCACCCGGATATTTTCTTCTAAACGAATCTTTTTATCCGAGGGCTCTTCAACGGCGCGGATTTCTTCGTTCTCGATTTCCTGTTTCTTTTCGCCTATATACAACATGATCGCCTTCGCGTCTTTACTCAAACCCCGCTGCGGCTCGTACCCTAACACATAACTCTTTCCGGCAGCGTAAATATCCTTTAAATACTTTGCCAGTACCTCCGCTTTTCCCTCATCACTCAACGATCCAAAAGGCACTTTCTTCCTGTCATGGGTCACAATCATATTAGGGTCATCGTTTAACATCGTAAAAAGCACATCCGTTTTGTTTCCGATATACTTCTGGAACTCAAGATATTTACCCGGGGTCAACCGCACTTTCTCCGGACCAAGATCAATCGTCGTCTGCGCCACGCGCGGGAAATGGACCCGCTCCCCGCTATTCTCCCATATATCCAGCACCATCTTCGACACCGGGTCCGGTTTATACTTTGTCACAAACGCGGGGTTTAAAAACACGTTAAAAGGATTATTCGTCCCGAACTGGTACATCGACCGCTCTTTTCCAAGCGGTGTCACATTCACGGGCAATGTTCCTGATAAGATGGGGACGCGTAACGCCGCCTTGTTATACATTTCTTTCCAATAATTAGGGTCTTTCGTATGCCGGGACGTGTTATCTAAGACCTGCCGGACCTGATTAAGAAGTGTCGGGATGAAACTTGCAGGGAGCTCCTTCCCAACTTCACCCACACCGGCAAAGAGGTCCTGTTTCCGCATAAGCGTTTCAATCCCGCGAAAGAGAGGCTGTTCCTGTATAGTCTCACCGGCAACCAATAGTTTCTCCCCTAAATTCGCTATTTTGTCCGTCAAATTGTCTTGCGGTTCAAGAACCATATTCGCGCCAAGCGCCATCCCGATTGACGCCGGTAAAAGCCAGTCATAAGTAATCAAAAAATCATTTTCTTGCATTTTTGCCTGTTCAGGGTCAAACCCGGAAAACACAAACCTCTTGAACCCGGAAAGATTAATCTGATACGGCTTCACTCCCGCCTCTCCTAAAGTAGCAGTCACGTCCTTGTCCTCTTCTCTCTTTCCTGTGATAAGCCCGAGAGAAGCCAGCCAAGCGCCAAAAGCAATCATCCCAAGCGTCCCTGTCCCAACGCGCGCAATCGACCGGGTAAACTCCGCCTGATTAAACTCACCCCATCCGGCAAGAGGACGCGCCGCCAGAATAGCCGTCTTAACTAAACCAAACGGTGAATACTCGATTCCGCGCATAGCAATACTAGCCGGTGTCTTCGGATACTTAATAACCAAGTCTCCGAATCCAAAACCTCTTCCTAAATTCAACGCCTCTTTCGTCTTCTGAAACACAAATGTCAAAGCATTATTATCCTGAAACGTGCGGTATAACCCCAACAAATGCGCCGCTTCAATCATTTCCTCAGTAGGTTCCGTTATATCCAGCCCTTTATTTTTTGCCGTGATCATCTGGTTGCGGATACTCTGGTTAAATGCCGCTTGGTAGAAAGCGCGGTCCGGAACGCCCAAAGAGTACCGCAACGCTTTTTCAAAACCTCCCATAACGCCTTTATTAAATACACCGCTTGGCGGAAGGGTAAATTTGTCCGTAACAGATGGCTTTAAATTCACGCCCGCGCGCGTCTCTGCAATAGCCTCTTTCGCTCCCTGTATCAACCCGCGAACTTGTGTTGGAATATGGGGAAAGTAAACCGACCGTTCGCCAGTTTTAAAGGAATGTAAAATGTCTATCGGAACAGCGACCGCGTCAGCGACATTCTCCGTCACCCAAAAAGCGGCGTTACCGAGAAGGTTCCTGACCATTGTTTTTGGGTTAAGCAACTGTGCCATCGTCTGAACAAGAGAAACTTTACTTGACAAGGCTTTTGGGATAAGATCTGCGATCTTCTTTAACATCAATGCTGTCTGTATTTGCTTTTCTCTTCCCTCCGGCATATCCTGGATCTGTTCCGCCATACGCCGCAACTCTGCTGCAAGGATCTCGGAAATGTGCGGAACACCTAATTTATCAGCCAATTTCGTTGTGTCTTCATCGTTTAACCCTTTCCGTAACTTTTCAAAATTCGTTATTTTCTCCTTCTGGCGGATATTCTCCCTCGCCTTTTTGACAGCACGCTCTGCCGTCTGTAAAATCCCTTCCGGTGTAAGACGCGCGTACATCGAAAGAGCCTGTATCGCCTGACCTAAAGAAGTCTGTTTCTCAGCTGTTGTCTCAACTAACCGAATGGCATCCGCGTACCTTCCTTCCGCCTGCGCTTTGTCAATAAGAACAATCGCTACCGCGTTACTAAACGCCGTCGGTTTTCCGACGATTTCAACCATTGTGACTGCTCCATTGTAATCTTCCGCTACAAACTCCTGTGCCTGACGTAATGTCTCTTTGTTTGTAATAGGCTCGTACCGGCTCTCGATCTTCTTTACCACCTCCGGCGCAGTCTTCTCTGCCCGTTTAACTGTTGTGATAAACTTCCGCCTTTTCCCTTCCAAGCTCGAGGTAAGAGCCTCTTCCACATTCTTGTTTTTACCAGCCTGACGGATAATCTCCTGTAACCCGGCGCGGTCAGCCTTCTTAACCGGATTCCTAGCCTGGCGGACAATCTCCTGTCTTAACTCATCCTCGCTCTCAAACCCCCATCCATACTGCTTTAGCTCACCGGTCAACTGATCTAACGTATTTTTCGACTTATTGCTCTTTAAGTAAAACGGGACTTCCCGCATTTCCTCCGCCAAGTACCCTTTAGCATACGGCTTAATCCCGCCTAATTTTCGTATAGCGATAAAAAGGTTCCCCTCCGGCGTCTTACGGAAATCGTCCAGCTCAAGCTCAATACGCGCGCGGTCTTCCGGCGTTACAGCGTCATATACTTCCTGAGCATTGCTTAAATTAATCTCTTTTGGTTTTTCTTTGAGGGGGACTACACCTGCGGGTTCTGCTGCGGTTTTCTCTGCGGGTTCGGGTATTTTGTCTTGCGAAACGATCTTGTCGCCACGAGGTACTCCCGGTAATCCTCCGGGTCCTTTGATGTCCGGAGCTTCTCTAACTCCTCCGGCGAGTACGTCACTTCTTCCTTCGATTCCATGTTCACCACCTTTATCAATTAACTTCGGAGCTGTTCCGATAGGAACATTAACGTCCCAAGAAGCGTATCCATCAAACTCCATTTTAAGTTTATCATAAATATTCTTAATCGTCAAATCGCCGATCCCATCGATGTATTTGTGAGGGACAAGGCGTTTTTCTTCCAAGTACCTTTTATACGCCCTCTTTTTGCTTTCTACAACAGAGACGTCATTAAAATACAGTTTAACTTGATACCCGTTCTTTTTTCCCTGTTCTAAAATATTACGAACACTCTTCTCGCCTTTACCGATCTTGGTCCATATAATATTTTTCTTCTCATCCAACAGCCTTCTAAATAAAAGGACATCCGCCATGTACGTGCTTTCATTCTGAACATACTGCGCCAAAGCCGGATTGTTCTTTGATTCGGGAATAAACTTCTTCGCATCATCCGGATCCACCTGCACATGCGTCTTGTTTAGCTGCAAGGCTTTGGACAGCTGCGTCTTTTGCGCGCCGGGCAGACCGATCCATACAATCATTTCCGGCTGACCTTTTGCCGGAACCACGCCTTTACCATCATGTGCATCTAAATATTCATGGTGATATGGAGGAAGGTCCCATCCCGTATCATCCCGAATAAAAGGCTTCGTCCCCTGATCTTCATTCAACTTTAGATCAGAGACATACTGTTCATCGGTTTCTATTGCCGCATCAACATCCTTATTTGTATCCAGCTTAAATAACTGTTTAACGCCTTCTCTTTTTTCTTCCGGGACATTCTTTAAAAAATCGTCTGATAAATCCTGCGATAACCCGCCTTCCGCATTAATCTCAATCGGCTTGCCTTGCGCATCACGCACAATATTGTCTTTCGGCTTTATATCCTCTGGCAATGCAGCTTCCCCGGGCAGCGCGGCTTCCCCTTTCTCTGTCGCTAAAACATCCGGCACCGAACGGATAAACTCTACCCGTTCAGACACTTCTTTCGCTATCTCCGGCGCCTTTGCTCCAACAGCCTGAACTGTCTTTAACCCGCCGCCTGTAATAGCGCCTACACCAAAGGCTTCCAACGAACCGGCAAACTCCGGGTCATTCACCGCGATATTGCCAAGTACCTGTTGAGTAAACTCTTGTACACCCTCGCTTCCGGCACTCGATAAAATCTTAAACACTTCTTTCCCATCAACCCCAAAAATACCAATCTTATTCAACCACACCGTAGCAGGAAGGTTCATCCAAAAATCAAATGACGCCGCTGCCTTTGCGCCTTCTTCACTAAACCCTTTTTCCTCCGCGCGATGATAAGAAGACCCTGCCTCTACCATTGATTCAAGAGCAGAAGAAGCCGCAACCCCTAACCATGACGCCAAGCGCGGCGCGAAACTCAACACCTGCGCGCCTTTAGCAACGCCCACACCCGGAACATAGAATGACAGTAACGACCCCGTTCCACTATACACCTGATCAACAAACTTCGGGTCCGGTACAGAATAATACTCGCGCCCTGTTTTTCCCCATTGCGCTATATTTTTACCTAAATTCTTTAACCCCAACCATTCAAGACCTCCGCCAACTCCTTCAATCGTCCCAGCAAACCCGGCAGTCACCCCGCGTAAGGGGCGTTGCCATCCAGGAACCAAATTTTGTTTGATTCCTTCAATTTCGGCAATATCTTTTAAATCTTGGTCCTTCTGTTTTTTATCATCAAGAAACACTTTCTGCTGCGCGGATTCTACCGGCGACTTCGCCGGGTTCATCTTGACATACTCCTCTGCCTGCCCAACAGTCCAAGTCTCAGGGTCCTCTTGTGTATAAAACGTCGGATGCCCGGACAACTTAAACTCATCCGATAAATGGAACTTCTTATCAACAGGATTGAATTGCGGAGGATCGGTTTGCCCTGCCTTAAGCGCCTTAAAATACCCGCGATAATCGTAAAAATGCCGCGGGTCGTCCGGATTCGGGTCAATCTTATTCGCCTCAGCGAATTGGCTATAAAACCGCCGAAACTCCTCTTCTTCCTGCCCTGCCTGCTGGATAGACAAATCCTGCGCAGCTTTTATATCATTCTGCCGCTTTAAAGAATCTTCAAGAGGGTTAATCTCAATAAAAGGGACATCCTCTTCTTCTACTTCTTCCACGAACCGCACATCGTCATCTTCAATAAACCGGATCGGCATTATCTCAGCTTCCATCCTTTCTTCAACACCTTCTGGACATCGTCCGGATGAACAGACACTTTTTTGCCTTTATCATTAACCATCTTTACCCATCCGGTCGTATTCAGATTACCCTGAACTGTTTTAGAAGGAACCTCTGTTTTTTTCTTAACAGCAGATTCAATATCAGAAACATCAGACCTGTTCCCGTACTTACGGAGGTACTCATCATAGACCTTCTGCTCTCCAGACTTTAAAGAAACATCATCCGCCACCTTCTGTAAAATACGGTTCACCAACTTTTTTCTATTCGTATCCGCTTCAATACCTTCCCCTTTCGCCTTTTCAATACCGGAAGTCCGCATAGCCTTCATCTTTTTGACAGCCACCTCTTTCTCTTTGACTGTCTCTCCACCTGGCGCCCGCGGAAACTCCATTTTCATCACTGCTTCATACGCCTTGCCCGGGTCATACCCAGAATCACGCAGGGTTTTATACATATCCATCCTTTTCTCTTCCCTCTTTAACTGCTCCTGCTCAACCGCGCGCTGCTGTGTTTGATGCTTCTCCAGCGCACGGCTCAATGTGCTTAACCGGTCCGTCTGGTAATCCGGACCATGCAAGACACCGTCTTCAATAACATTCGGCGTCATTCCCGGTAAAACCGTCCCTTGTGGGATCAAGCTGTTTAAAACGTCTATTGGCATGTTACGCCCCCTGTGGTTTTAAGATTCCCGCTAACTTTTCAAAAATACTACCCTTTTTAGATAAAGCGGACAAATTCAGTTTACTGATAATGTCCATAATCGTCCCAAGAGTGCTGTTCTGCTCAACATCCGGTGTCGTTCCTCCCGGAAAGTACCGGGAAGCCGCTGTCCTCGGACTATACAACCCCTGCGCTACATCAACAACCCCGCCAAGCTCGTCCCGCTGGCGCTTAAAATCAGTATACCTGCGTTCAAGATCAGATTGTTCTAACGTACGGCGCAGACTGCCTAACGTCTGAGAGGCTGTCACTTTTTTTAACGGCGCGTCCGCTAACTCATACTCTTCAAGAGCTGCCGCCTGCGGGATCGCCTGTAACTGCCGCCCACGTTCCTGATTAATAAAGTCTCCGATAATCGTGTCGAGATAAGCCAAGGATTTATTGGTAATGTCTCCCTCTTCTTTAAGAGCAGCGTCGGTAAAATACGACCCTCTCGCCCCACGCCGCGCACGAGAAGCGTCAATCGCGTCCCTTAAATTGATCTTTGACAAATTAGTCGCCGAACGAATAAACGGAGACGTTTCCGGATTCGCGTACTTCCCGCCGATTGTGTCCAAAAGGTTCTGTTTAGAAACGCCGAACAACTCGCCTGTTGTCGGAGCGTTTAAATACGAACCTAACTTCCCTAACCCAGTTTCCTCCAAATCCGTCAATGGAGCCGTAAAGTCCCCGGAATATTCCTCTCCCGGAATAAACTTGTTTAAATACTGCTGGACAAAAGAAGACAATTCTTGCCCAGCGATCTGCTGTTCCGGAGGAAGAAACGACTGAGCCGGAATATTCTGTCCCTTCTTTTTTTTCTTCCCAAACAAACCTCCTATGATTGACATTATTGTTGGTGCGGCTTTCAAAATTAGTGGTATTGCGGCTGCCAATGCCATATTACCCCTCCTTTAAAATATTAATACTTTAACATTACAATTTGCCGTGTTGAATTTAAGATAAACGTTTGTTGCTGTCCATGCCGTCCCGGAATCGTACGCCGAAACAGCTTTATTGGTATTAACTACAATAAAACCCACCGGGACACGCTTTAAAGTATGAGCTACCGTGTTTTCTGAATTTGCCGTCCCTGTATCCGTGATATTGACCGTGACAGCATTGAAATTATCCGAAAATTTCAATCCACCGTTTAAAATTTGCGACAGCTCACCAGAAAAAGACAAAAGCTCTTCTTCCAAACTCTTCTCAAAATCCGTTTCCGGTTTTGCCGTCTTTACCCTGTTTCTTATCTGCACATTACACCGCCAGTATCGGAAGAGTGACTGTTATCCAAAAACCTCTTCCCCACTCCTCCCACATCACATTGCTAAAACTCACGGACCATACCGTCACGATAACGGAAACAAGTCCCATACGAATCCAGAACTCCAGCCACGCACTATACGCTATCGCTAAAGGGAACATGGCAAGAGCGACAAAGAATCCATGCAGCGCCCAATTCCACCAATACTCTTTTCCCTTATCCGCAACCGGCAAAAGTTTATTGACAAAGTCCCAATACGTCGTCAACGCGCCAAAGGTCATCCCCCAACACAAGACAAGGGACCAATGAAACATCCCCCATACCGCCATAACCGCAAGCATGACTGTCGGAACGCCCATGTCCCGGACCTTTGAATTATAAGGTTTGCCTACCCCGCCCATACGATACAATACCCCAGCTAAAACAGATAATGCCAATGTTACAATGACTTTTGTTATCATTGAAGACCTCCTTTAAAACTCAAACCTCAAACCAGCACGGATCCCTGTCTGAAAATCGTCGCTTGACGGCTGTTCGATAAACGCTTCAATAAACGGGATAAACACCCGTTTACGCTCATTCTTCTGGATGACCGTTACCGTTGACCCGCTTTCCGCACGGATCGTCTGGACAGGTTCCGGTCTCTTAAAGTACGTCTTATAGATAGAGAGAACAATGATGAGGATCACAAGTGCCCCGCCGCTGAACATAAGCGTCTTTGTCCAGTACAATCCCGTAAAAGGAGACAATAACAACTTTTTTATACTAAACCCCTCACCGTTTGCCATCACCGCGCCTCCCTTCATTTTTCTCGAGCTCACTTACCCGCCGTTCAAAATCACGGATAAGCATACTGGCTTTGTCCGCGTAATAATCATGGTCGGTCTTTCTCCACCGGTCATCGAGATTAACAGCCAACGCCGCCTTAAGCTCATCAATCGCCTTAGATTGATAATCCAACTTTGTCCATACAACCCCAGACATAAAACACACCCCGACAAACTGAACGACTATTGTTAAGTACACGCCGAATAAAGAAGTAGGCACACGAACAAACTGTTTCACGTGCTTATCAATATCATCTTGCATACACCGCTCCTTTAATTTAAAAACTCAAGCAACTGTTGTTTAGCTTTCTCCACTAACTCATCCACCACATTAATATTCCGGCGGATAGTGAGAATAATTGACTGCGCCACGCTTGACGGCAACACTAAAGATAGAAAATCAAAGACCGCCGTCAAAATCTCCTTGACCATCTTGATCGCCGCCTGCAAAATACCAAATACCGCGGCACCGTTTGCCATCAACCAGTTTATAATCTTAATAAAAGGTCCCATCAGACACCTCCTTACCGTTTAACCATGATCTGTTCGTTACTGAGATAATATGGATAAAATTGCCGAATATACATGTTCTCTCCTGATTCCGCGTTACGGAACCGAAAGCGTATCTTATCGGCAATGATATCAAAATACATTTCCACTTTAGTCGTTATACTCCCGAACTCGATATACGCCTGTGAGGAAGTATAGGGAATATTGGTCCATGTACTTCCTTCATCGGTCGAATAGTCCACATACATTTTCCCCGGACCATGCCCCCACACGTCCAGCTGCAACCACCGCTTTAAAAACTCTAGCTGGTCACCGGTAAAATCCTTTGAAATGATATGCGAGCTGACGGCAACGCTGTTATCATTAGTCGTCGAGTAATCCACATTTTCCGTATACCCGTCACTTTTACCGAACACGATGTCTTCCCAATTCGCGACAGACGTCCCGCTGTCCCACACATCCGGCGCTGAATCCCATGGTCCCGGATCGTCGTCCCAACTCTCCGAATTGACCCTCTCCCACGTGATCCCCGCGGTAAGGCTGTCACACGTATCAAAATACCAGAAGTTAAGGCGGTAATTGTATTTCCACACTTCATTCGGATAATCGTATCCGGATATAATAATAAAAAACCAAATTTCGTTCTCATGCTGGACATGGACAGCAAAACACCTGTCAATTTTTCCGCGATTGATCCGTTCAAACACATTATCGCGTACAGCCCTGCCGATAGACTCTTCCCTAATCCCATTCCACACATAAAAATCGTTTTGCCCCATAAAGTAATGGCGACCTTCCGCGTCCGCGACCGCGCGTTGCGCGCCCAAGCCTATCCCTGTCTTAATCGGGTCAAGCAGAAAAATATCAGAAGTCTCAACCTTTCGCGCCAACCATAACGATTCTTTTTTATAAACAGCGATAAACTCATTGAGCTTTACGATATTCTGTATAACAGAAGTATCGTTACTCGCAAGAGCGCTCCCGGAAGTTCCTCCGCTCCACACTTCCGGCGCGTCCGTATCGCACCATTGAATCTTCCACGGATTGACCGTTGCCCCGGAATTGATATACCCTAAAACAAGATACGGCGATAAATATGTACAGAACTTGGCTTTCGGAGGGCTGCCGCCTAAAATAGCATTGTTTCCGGACCCGGTCCATTTCCGGATCGAATCAATGTAATTCGTAATGATAAGAAGACCGCTTTCCGTGACAGTCGTGAAATGAAAAAAATCGTCATCGCCTCCTGAAAAATCCGTGCTCGCAATACTCACCCACGCGGAAATAGACGTGTTAAACCTCTCGAACTTTGTCTTAGACGCGCGTACAAGATGCTTGGATGTAGAGAGCTCCAGCTTTCCTAACCCCATGATCCGAGAGGCGTCCGCAACCTGCCCCCCGAGCCGTGTCTTTCCTACACGTTTACGCATTTCGCCCTTATAATAACTCATGTTCTGAACAAACCCGGTCCGGTCATTCACAAACGTCGCAGGAATAGAGTAATCCACCCCTTCAACCGGCAATAACACCCCTTTACGCAATAAAGGCATATTTGACACCCCCTTCTACAATGCCAGTTTTACCGGCATTTCCTCTGTCAAATTTCAACGATCTCATCATAAACAACCCTCTCTACACCTTACTATACATTTTTAATTGAATATAAACAGGGATATTATTCGCTGATGCTGAGGTCCCTGTCACCGCCCCTGTTCCGGACGCGCTGATGGTATGTTCATGCTCGCCTAAATTACCCAAAAGACCGCTACCCGCAGCTGCCTCTTCCGTACCTCCACTAACAATTGATGTTGTATGGGTATGACTAGGTCCCGCGTAACTCCCCGCAGCATGAGTATGCGTATCCGCCCCTCCGCTTGTTAAAGGCGTCCCTGAACTGATACGGATGAAATTGTTGTCATAAGTCGAAGACTGGTCCGTCCATCCTGTCGGAACTGTTGTATTGGATGACAATAGCTTGTCTCCGCTGCGCCACGCTTGGCTCCCTAAAACAGCTAACTTCCCGGCAACAGTAAACTGGATAATGTTCCCATCATCATCCACACCATAAAGCTCAATCGCGTCACTTCCAGCGTCTTTTGAAAACAGGATATAAGCGTCATTGACGGCGGCTTCATTACTGCCTCGCTTGGTCAATGTAACCTTTTTATGGTAACCGATCACCGAGCTGCCGGTCTCATCAGCGGCAAACTCATGGTCCGTCGCCAATCTTTCCCTAATCGCCGCTTTAAACTCGCGTATATCATCATCCCCGAGAGACCGGTCCCGGCTCCCTGCGGGTTTGGTTTCGTCCCATGTATTTGTGTATGTAGGCATCAATCTCCCCCTTTGTTATAAATCATTAAACTGTACTTGACCTATATGATCCCCTTCCATATCTTTCTCAACATCAAACAGCGTGGCGCATAACCCTACCGGAACATCCATCCCGTTTGACGGATTAATAGCATGGTACTTTGCCCCAAAAAGAGCCGATTCCTCAACAAGCCCCATCCCGGCGTATAGTCGTTCAAGGGTCCCCCATTTTAAAACTTCGTCCCACTCGCTCCCTAAACTTGGAAGATCCCCGTCCGCGCTCATTTCGGTCCGGCGTTTAGACCAGTTTATTTCAAGATAATACGTCGCCAAATCAGGGATCGGCGTCACCAGAATCGAACGGGAAAATATCGTATACGCACTTGGTCGACCTTTCGGCGGGTTCGTCTTGTTTGGGTTAGGCTCTCTGAAATCGTACTCTTGTTTCGTAATATGGTCCAAAGGGTACCCATCATCCGAAGCGCCGGTCCCTAACAAAAACCGGATCGGATGGATTAAATGAATAATGTTTGACGGCAAAGCGTAATCTTCCGTCCCGACAATAGTTGAAACATAAGACTGGAACTTGTAATTTCCATGAGGCATAAATACAGTCACCCAATTCAGCATATCGTTATACGCCTGCACCAATTCCGTGTCTTTATCCGTCCTTTTAAAATCCTGTTTCACATAAGTCTTAAAACTCGATAATTGCATGTTACCCTCCTTTTATGCCGTCGAGCTCGATGAGCTGGACGAACTGCTGCACGAACTCGATGAAGACGATTTACAGCTCGATGACGAAGAGCTGGACGAACTGGACCGGCTTGAAGAACTTGAACTCCGGCTGCTAGAGGATGACGACCGGCAGCTAGAGGATGATGAACTCGAAGACTTTGAGCTTGAAGAGCTGGAACTCGAAGAACTCGATGAGCTGCGACAGCTAGATGAACTCGAAGAATCGCGCGTAATCCATCCATCAGCGACCTCTCCCCTGTCTGTCCAGCGAAACAAACTCTGAGAACTAGACGAACTTGAGGAGCTTGAAGAACTACGGCACGAACTCGAAGAACTCGAAGAACTCGATGATCGACAGGAAGAGCTCGATGACGATGACGAGCGACTACTCGAAGAAGAGCTGGATGACCGGCTGGAGCTGGAAGAACTCCGGCTGCTAGAGCTGGATGACCGGCTGGAGCTGGAAGAACTCCGGCTTGATGAAGACGAACTCCGGGAGCTCGATGAGCTCGAAGAGCTGGATGAGCTCCGGCACGAACTCGAAGAGCTGGATGACCGGCTAGAGCTGGAACTGGATGACCGGCAAGAGCTCGAACTGGATGAAGAAGAATACTCACTTGAAGGAGGCGTAAAATTAGACGTATGCCGCGCGATACCTTTAGAGACCCTGATTTCTTCCATCCATCCTGTTACACCATTCGCGCCGGTCCCCGCATCCGCACCAATCGCTAAAGACGCCGCTAAATCGCCGACATCATTTGCGCCAAAAGAGGTCGATGTTGTAAGCGTTTGTGAAACACCGTCAATAAAAATAAACGCGCCGGTACCGTTACGACAAAATTCCAGATGGTACCACGTATTCGGCTGCACACTCCACGCGGAAGTCATAATATAAGATCCTTTTTCGACGACAGATAATTCAAATTTCATTTCCAGTTTATGCGCGGTCGTCTTTCTGATCTGCCATTGATTATCCGCGTCAACCGTCTGCTGCATAAACTTCTGTATCCCGGAAGTTGAAGAAAATCTGACCCAAAAATCTATCGTAAAATCCCCTGTCCCAAAATACCAATCCGCATGGTCCGGGACAGTCAAATAATCGTTACCATCCAATAATAATGCCCCTCCGCCGAATTTAGACTGCGCCGTATCTACCTGCGCGTTACCGTTCGCCGTGATCGTATGCCCGGACGCGGAATCGTCCGTAAACGTGGTCGACCCGTCTGTCCCGTTACAATGCACCAATAGCTCTGTATAAATATCAGCTGGCAACAGTCGCCTCCTGTCTATCTATCCATCCATCACTTGCTTCCGCACGGTCCGCCCATTGTGATACTGCCGAAGAAGATGAAGAGCTCCGGGATGAACTGGAACTGCTGCGGCAACTTGAGCTCGAGCTAGATGAACGGCAAGAACTCGAGCTCGAGGACCGGCTGGAACTCGATGAGCTCGAAGAGAATTGGCTGGAAGAAGAACTTTTACTTGAAGACGAAGAACTGGATCGGCACGAACTGGATGAACAGCTCGATGAACTGGAACATGACGAAGAACTCGAGGACCGGCATGAAGAACTGGACCTACATGAACTTGACGAACTTGACCGAGAGCTGGATGAGCTGGAACTCGAAGACCGGCTTGATGAAGAGCTGGAAGACAAACGTAAACTGGATGAAGAAGAACTGCTGCTACACGAGCTTGAAGACGAACGGCTCGATGAGCTAGAGCTCGAAGAACAGCTCGATGAGCTGGATGAGCTGCGAGAGCTGGAACTCGAACTTGACGAACTGCGGCTGCTCGAGCTTGATGAAGAAGAGCTTGATGAAGAAGAGCTTGATGAACTTCGGCTGCTGCTCGACGAGCTGCTCGACCGAGAAGAACTCGAAGAACTGGAACTGGAGGAGCGACTGCTCGACGAAGAGCTGGATGAACTTCTGGAACTTGATGAACTCGAAGATGAACGGCTCGAGGACGACGACGAAGAAGAACTCCGAGAACTCGATGAAGAGCTCGATGAGCTCCGGCTGCTACTAGAAGAACTCGAAGATGACCGGCTCGATGAGCTAGAGCTCGAAGAACAGCTCGAGGATGAGGATGAACTCCGGGAGGAAGATGAAGAACTTGAAGAGCTCCGTGACGAACTCGATGAACTGGATGAGCTCGATGAACGACTGGAACTCGAAGAACTGCTCGATGACCGACTACTGCTTGATGAGCTTGAAGACGAACGGCTCGAAGAGCTTGAGCTCGAAGAACAGCTCGACGACGAAGAAGAGCTCCGGGACGAAGACGAAGAACTGGATGAGCTCCGGCTAGATGAACTTGAAGAACTCGATGACCGGCTAGAACTTGAACTGGAAGAGGACCGACTGGAACTTGAACTGGAAGAGGACCGACTGGAACTTGACGAACTCCGACTAGATGAAGAAGAACACGATGAAGAGCTGGTATCATCATTTGCCGTAACCGCCACGCAACGTACCGTCAAAGATCCGGTCGTTGCGCCAGTTACTATCCTAGTATTAATAAGATCATTAACCGAAATAGTGTCCGTATTCACCGCATCTTCAAACCATCCCGTCAACAATGTCGCAATAGAAACACTTTGATTCCCCGCCCCCGCATTCTTTCTCGATGTAAGAGTACAAGTATTAATATGAGTATTAGCAGAAATGTATATCCTTAAAAGCCGTAAAGTACAAGGCACGTTCGCCTCTAGTTGTTGATTAGCCTCAACGCCATCATTAACCAGACTATCCCCAAAAATGAAATACCGCGTCAAACTAACACCTAAAGCTAAACCTCCCGGATTAATCCCCGGCAACTCAAAATCAGAAGTAGAATTGTCCAATTCACCATAAGCCGTCTGAATTGTTATGTTCCCTGTCCCCGCACCGGTAGCGATTGAAATATTAAGAAGGTCATCCGCGGAAATTGTATCCGTATTAGACGTATCTTCATGGATCCCTGTCGTCGAGGCACTAACAGATATAGACTGGTTTCCGTTAGCAGCATTTTTCCTCACACGTACAGTCGTCGCATCAGAACGGTCGTTGACTGTAACATTGCATTGAAAATTCCTTAACGTCCCGGCTACTTTAACTTTAAATTGGACATCCGTTTCCGTCGCGGATGAAGCAGAAAAATTCCCAACTAACGGCGCGTAAACTGTGCTGGACGCCCCAGTAGCAAAACCAGAAGAACCGAACGCGCAAAGTTTACAATGATGCACGGTCGGAACAAAACGAAAGGAAAACCCTTCCGGGGTAAACCCATTTACTGTACCGCCAGCAGTAATATGAATATTAACTTCATCCCCCGCAGCGATAGAATCATCACTTGCCGTATCCTCAAACTCGCCCGTTGCACCATTGTTAATCAAAACCTTATTATTCCCATTCGCTGCGTTCTTCCTTAACAAAATTGTCGATCTTGTTCCTCCCCCACCGCCCAAAGTATTCGCACTAACATAAACCCATAAATTCGTTATTACCCCGGCTTGACGAAAAGTATGTTGAGCATCCGCTTCCACCGTCTCTACACCTCCCCCACCCATCACCGCTTTCATACGAACAGCAGCAGCAGCAATACCAGACCCGTGCCTACACGATAAAATCGTTGGAGCCATTAGACAATATCCGCCTTTCCAGCACCGAACATGTTATTTAAAGCTGCCCGAACCACTATCTTCTCCCCAACACTTAAATTCCCATGCGCATCCAAAATCAGTTTACGCGTATCGTCAAAAGACCAACTCATCACTCCACGTTTCATCCTCGTCAACGTCTCACCGTCAATCGTGACCTGCTCTGTTAAAGCAGGAAAGTCCGCTAAAATTTTACCTATCGCGCGGTTCTTGCGCGTGTTTTCATCCTGAACAACCGTAAAATGCTCTCCATTACTTAACGTGTTCTGATGAAAAGAACATTTCTTTGAAATCTGATAAACCGTATGGACCAGCTGATCATCCGGAACAGCATCATCCCATTGATACAAAATAACACATCCGCAAGTATCCGGACGCCATGTGGTAATTTTAGTTGCCATAACTCCTCCTTAATCTTTAGCCCACCATTCTTCCAAATGTTTCATGTCCCCGCTATCCCAATACGCCTTGATTTGATTATACTCATTACCCATAAACCGCTGGTCCAAATACTTATAGTGCGGCGGGATCTTTTTATTCCTATACGCGTAATTATGTTCAGAATGAATATGCCGAAACCCCATAACTTCAAACCAAGTCCCACGCCCAGGGATCTTTAACATATCGTCATTCGGCGGATCAACAATGAGCTGTTTTAACCCAAGATCAGCGATTGCCCTCCCAAACCGCCCTTCGGCATTGCCAATGTCATTCGTGTATTTCTCATATACATCCCACGGGATAAAACGATCCTGAAAATGCTGGACAACGCTCATAAATGCGGAAGACTTAATAAAAAACCCGGCTGTATTCGCATACTTCCCCGGCTCATCATGCCCGCAGGTCATTACGTCATACCCTTCCACCATCTTAAACAGATCCCAAAACCCTTCCGGCTTTTCAATAATAAAATCAGAATTGGTACAGTAAATGTATTCAAACTGCTGCATAGCAGCTGCGCCCCATTTAATAAGCCAGAAATACGGGTAAAGCACTCCTCCCCATACCTGATGATGAGGAACCAAGAACATATCGACATTATGGAGAACCTCTTTAGCCGGCATAAACTGGTTATGGTCCACCGTCTCCCACGCCGGATCAACATAGTTATCGTATGCTAGCGTTATCCATAGCCCAAGCCTTATATGGGATTCAATACACGCCTTTATATAAGGACGGTTCGCCTGATGACCGGTCAAGAGGATCCCGACTTTATTAAAAATCTTTTTAGCCCAAACATCGTTAGACGCCGTCCGGTCGATCCATTCTTTCCGGCTAGCGTACTCCTCCGGCGACATTTCCCCTTCTAAATCTGCGCGCACCAACCCCATGATCAAAACCTCCCCAATAACATCCGCCAAGCCACTCTCACCCGGACTTGAAACGGTTGATGATTAATAAAACTCTTAAGCTCTGGAAGAATCTGTTTGTCTCGTGCTTCCGCCGCAAGACGTGCTTCTCGCCTTATCTTTTTAGCCATTCGCCCGTTCAATTTCGTCCCTCACCATCTGCTCAGAATCATTGTCCTGCATAAATAGGATCCTCTCCATTTCCTGCTTAACAAAAGATTATGAACTGAAAGAGATATTATATTCGAAGGAAGGAAAATCCATCATGCCCCCCCTTATCTAAAATAGGCTCTTTCCCATACGCCTCTAACGGCAAATACAATCTGTTATACCAGCTGTCCTCTCCACGATCCCACCATCGGAACAAATGCCGGCGGTCACCGGTGTCCCAATACTGACAGATCGTCTCTTTCTCGTCACCCGCAAAATAAAGCCAATCCATATAGTTATCGACATACTTCCTGTCAAGAGGTTCAGTCCCCAAATTCCACGCCGTCTCCTGAATAGCGTAAAGGTTCATATACCCAAGCAATGCTTTCCAAGTGGATTCCTGATCGTACCGGGAATAACAATCAACAGTCCCGTCTGTATCAAGAGGCTGTTGCGGCGCGTGTTTCAACTTAACGCCCATGGCTGAGATAGCTTCAAACATAGATCCTTCCGGACTGCGGCTGCCGATAACCGGAACGCGGAACATTTCCGCCATATAATCGAACACTTTATGAAACGCCTCTGCCGTAAACATCACATCCGCCGTATGGACAAGACCGTCCCGACTCTGTCCTGCCATCACCTCACTATCACCCATCAAAGCGATAATATCTTTAAACCCTTCCGGTTTTTCACAAATACAGTCTCCATTTGTGATGTAAACATGTTTAATATTTGAGAACTGTTTAATGACCCCTTGAGCATAGCGAACATCCCAAAACCACCCGTTTCTCTTATCCGCATCATAGGTAATATGCTTATGCACAACGCTATTCGCCAAAAGGTAGTGGTCCATGTTCGGCATACATCGGTACATTTCATGCGGGTTCCGGTCGCACCACGCGTAAAACGGGTTATCATACGCCAAAATAACAAACGCCCCGGAAAGCCGGTACTGAGTTAAAACAGCCTTAAGCCATTTCAGCTGCCCGAACCAAGACGTTAAAACTATCGCCATCGACGATTGACAAGGTATGCTATTACAATTAATAGACAGATCGTACCAACTCTGCCCATCAGCGCCTCGAAATTCCATCCCATGTCCGAAATTCTCCTTCCACGGGTCAATCCCCGCAACCAGCCTATGTAACTTTGCTTCGTTCATGACTGATAATATACCCTTTCTTTTGGTTTTACCCTGACAATAGTTAAACCGACACCGATAGCCGTCCCGCGCGTCAAAGTCAAACAATCAAACCGCGCGTCACGCTCAATTTCCTGCCTCAACATAAAAACACTTCCACAGCGTTCTTCTCTCACATAATCCTCAGACGGAGGGTATGTATCATGTAAAAGAATGTACCCGTCCGACACTGTCAAATAAACAGCGTTCCAAAAATCCTTTTTCACTTGCGGATACAAATGGTCGCCGTCAATAAACGTCAAAGCTAACGGCTCCATATCAACACTATTAAAAAAATCGTCTGACGTCCCGATAAAAAACAGGCTGTTATCCTTTAAGATAAGCTGATCGTTAGGATGAGGGAAAACCGCTTCTTTCGTCAAATATCCATCTACTGTCAAAGGGTTAACGATCTTTCCGCGCGCTACGTCACAATGGAAAATTTTCCTCCCGTACTTCCGCGCTACATGAGAAAGGTATATTGAACTTTCCCCAACACCGATCTCCGCCACATTCCCAGGCATGCAGGACAGCACGTAATCAGTAAAAACGCCGAGAAACCCGAACCTGTGCCATACGTCTTTCTTGGAGTAAAAAAAATCCGGAGCGATCCAATCCGCTATAAAATCACGCGTTTCCTGCGATTCCCGGTGTAAGACCTTTTCCATATTCATTCCTTTCCCTTGTTAAAAATTCGATAATGGCGTCCGCCGTCTTAAGAGAGAACAACAGCTCTCCCGCCTCTTCCATGATCTCTTCCTTGCTCCAAAGAGGGTTATTCTTTAACCTGTTTGGCGGAGGGTCGTTGACATACATGTCTCGACCATTAAAAAAATATTTACATATCTCAATAATCCGCCAGTCCGTGCACCATAGATATCCATTCTTCCGCCGGGTAATCTGCTCATCTAACGGCAAAGGTTTATCAATAATCGCTTGGCAAAACAGCTTCATTTTATGAATTTCATCATTTGTCATGTCTTCCTCACCACATTTTTAAAAGCCCGGTTGTATGCGGACCGTCACGGTTTACATCGGTTTTTCTGACCACAACAAGGCTCTGATAAAAATTGATTGATTCGATATTCCTCCAGAAAGTATTTCTCGGGGTACCCCACTCCGCATAATGAAGATCGTCGATATACTGTTTCATATACTCAATAAGGCTTCCTGAACAGTAAAGCCCGCCACCGTAACCGGGACGGTACGATGTATGAACATCCTCGATGATATACACGCCGTCATTGGCAACAAAAGGAAATACCGTTTCAAAAGATTTGATCTGGTCCTCGCAGCGATGGCTCCCGTCATCAATGACAATATCCACACCTCCAATCTTCTCGAACACGCCTTTTAAAAACCCGACGTCCGCCTGATCGCCGACAAAAACTTCAATCTGCGGTTCATTGAACTTCCGGCAATCCTGTAAATCTATCCCGTATACCCGCGCCTGAGCACCTAAATATTTCTTCCATAACTGTAAACTCCCGCCATACCCTACCCCTATCTCAACCAAAGAAACTTTTCTATCACGATACTTCTGGAATATCGGATCATACGCATCCAGATAATGCGGGTACTTAGTCATGACGTTGCCTTCATTTTCGTAGAACATCCGGCGCAACTCCATTATCGTTTCTTTAGTAACATTGTTAGGCTTGGGAATTTAAGGTACGTCCCGAATATATAATTCGCCCGGATAATCGGATTATTCTCTACTTCCGGTTTTATCGGCTCCTTACTGTACTTGTTCATCCACTCCATACAATCCCGCTCTTCACTCCCGCCTTCAAAAAGAACCACCCCGCCCTGCACCATCTTCTGATCCCATTGTTCCATGATTTTACGCACAATGTCCCCGGTATTACTTAAATCTACATGGATAAAGTCAACAGTACGATCCTGATAAAGATCCGCTACTGTAAAAGCGTCACGTTTAAAAATTTCAACATTGTCGCAATTTTTAAACAATTCACGGACATCCGCCTCACTACTATGACGATAGGGATAATCTTCAAACAAGTCATACACTTGTAAACGCCCGCGCCCGATCTTCCTCAACTGCGCGCCAATATGAAAAGCGCTATACCCATTCAAAACGCCCAACTCTACGCAATTCACCGGTTTAAAAGCGTCAACAATAAACGAAAAAACTTCCCCATAATTGTTTTTTTGATACGAACTCTCCATCATAACTTTATCTCCAAGACCTCCAGATCATAAGAAGTCTTCCTATCACCATTATGCACATTCTCCGATATGTCTTTGAGCTTATACTTGATCGTCGCCGTTTTTTCTTTGCCGAGGTCATCTACATTGAGAGGTAATTCAACTCCGTTAATGTAGAAGGTAGGTCCCATCGGCTCCGGCGCTTTTTCCGGAATGCTCATTCCGATACCTTCATGCGCGCGTTTTAAATTGATGAACTTTTCCATATCCACCCCCCTTTAATTAAGTGTATTTGTTATATAGATCACCTTTAAATACTTCTTTTGTTTTTAGATTATATAAGATAGTAGCAGTAGTAGAGGCTGTGGAAAAGTGGATAACTCTAGAACTCATTTATCCTCAACAATTTGTGAATCATGCCATGTGGATAACTCTGTGGATAAACCTGTGGATTCATGTGAATAACTCTACAAGCCATCTTTCCGGGACGAACTCGACTCGCGCCCGTTTACGGGCTGCATCTCCTTTTTTCTCCAGCTCATCAGGTGTCACCGTACGCATAACCTCAACCATCTGCTCTTTTGTATCACACAACCATCCTGTCTCTGTGGTAACACGATCAACAGCCCCACCACAATTATCCGCTAACACCGACAACCCGGCTGCCATAGCTTCCAGTATTACACGCGGTCCCATATCCATATACCCATGTGGAAGCGAATACCAAAATAGATTCCCACGCTGTAAGAACTGGGCAATCACATTAGGATCAGCTGTCCGTGGAAACTTTTTAATCTTGTTACCGTCTGCCTCCAGAAAACTCGGACCGGGAAGCAGGTTTAATTCAACATCAGAACGAGCAGAGATAACTCCTTCAACTTCCGCGCCAAACTCTTTAGAAAACTTCGTATCACCTTGCGAACTATGCCGGACGATCCGAAGATTATGATTATACGTTGGCGTTACAGCAAAGAACGGCGTTAAATCCGTACAAGGAGGAAGAACTTTTGTTTTCACTCCCGGAAGAAAACTTAGCAATTCCTTCTCTTGAGTGCTATTGAGGAACATGTATTTATTCCACCCTTTCGTCCATTCGATCTCGCCAACCCCACCGCGCCGGTAATTGAGCATCATGATCTTCCGATCTGCTCCGATATGAGAGAATACTTCTGCCATCACTTTCGTTTTAAACTCCCATACATAATCATCAGCATATACCAATAAAACATCACACCATTCCTTTATGCTATCGTAATGCTCTGTCACTATCACTTCTTTAAGCTCATTGGCAAGCATAGCCTTAAACTCACCGCTTGTGACTTTGTTTCTAAACGGGATAAATTCGACACGATACCCGGCTTTTAACAACAACCTCATAATAGTCGTGACAGACTTGGCACATCCGCCCCATCCGCGGGCAGTCGATACGATCTTAATAAATCCGGCACTTCTGCCTCTTGGGACCGCTTCTACAATGCCCTGTTTACCCTGTAAATTTCGTTCAGGCTGCACGATCTCCTTTAAACCCACCTCTAACCCCTTTTTGCGCCAAAGATAACTCCTGCCCCGCTTTTCCGGTCCATTAAAACCATCCTTTAAATATGTTTCCTGCCACTTAGTTTCCCACGTGTCCCAACCGTCATGAACAATCACAATGTCCGCGTGTTTAGCAGCCAGCATAACAGCAGCTTCCCGCTTATCTCCACCGGAAGGACCATCTACCAACGCAAAGTCGTATTTCTTCCCCGGGTCAATACCGTTAGGAATGACCACCCCATCCCACATCCGAATATCGGCTTTCGGATTAATCTTCTCAATCCTCTCTTTCCAGGTTTTGCTTGTCTCATACGTCACGCATTGAACACCAGCATCATTAAAAAGAAGCGTAGATAATCCACACCCAAACTCAAGGACAGTCTTAACATTGTATTGCCCGATCAACTCCTTAATCAGTCTCCAGTCTGATTCCTGAATTGAGCCACCACCCCATTTGAATCCGTAAATCTCAATAAGCGTTTCGTCTTTCTTGGGTACCGGGACAACCACCTTTTTCACCGGTGTTGGAACGATATTTTTCAATTTTGGCTTTTCAGAAACAACGTCAAATTTTAACCTCCCGCCCTTATAATACGCGTTAATCGCCCTGGTTAAATCTTCCGGCTCAATAATATCCGCGCATTTCGGGATCTTTTTTTCCGCCGTATCCTCACGGACAACCAAATTTGTGCACGTGTCAATATCGCAATGCCAGCAAGCCTTTATCGCGCAAGGAAGACATCCGTCATTCGAGATATACTGATGCCCGGCGTACCTGGTAAACGACACAGGTTCCCGCGCACCTGCGACAACAACGCACGGTTTATTTAATGCCCCGGATAAGTGCATGTGAAAAGAAACCAACCCGACGGATCCTTCCGTATTAAGAAACAGCTTAAAGAGATCCCGGATACCACTTTCTCTGTCCTGCGTGCATCCGACAAAATCAACCACATTCTTTCCTTGTAACCGTGGAGGGTTATCTTCTTTTGACCCTATCTGAACAAACATGATATGCTGGTTCTGGTTGATGAACTCCTGCCATTTATTAAACGGGTACATTTTACATCCCCAACCCTTTTCCCCGCTTACACAGATCAGCCAGTAAGGGAACTTAAATACCCGCGGAGCGTCATACTCTTCCTGCGTAAACCAAATATCCGGGCGCGATTCTCCTTGTTGGATATGTACCTTAAGAGCGTCTTCAATAGCAACGCGGAACGCATTAGCAAAATGCCAGTCCAGACGGTTACTGGCATTCGTCAATTTCGATGGTCCGATCTTAACTGTATTTTCCAGAGTAGCGACTAACGTCCGGTCGATGTTTGAATTATGGTCCCAAATGTGCATTGCTGTCGATATGACATTCACACGGACATGCGGAAAAGCAGCTTTAAAATCCCGAACCCCGCATGTGAACATAAGCATATCGCCGATCCTCTGGCGGTTATGAAACACGACCTCTTTCAACGCCAGCGTATCGCCTTTAAAAGTCGCACCAACCTCCTCAGCGGCAACTTCTATCAATTCTTTCATATCCTCTTTTTTTCCGAGGTCTCCGTGAACGTGAATATGGTCATCCTTGTCTTTCTGGATAACAAGATGCGCTTTGCGGGGAGCGTCAAAGGCAGGAACATTATCTTTACAAAAACTACATTCCATATCACCACCCCCTTTTTATGCAGTCGCATATATAACATACATCATCCTCGCTGACGTGCATGCCAAGAGGGAGTGAAATATACTGCTCTTCAATGGCATTCATGATCGGGAGATCCGCCCGTTCACCGCCGAATATCTTATAAATGTCATTGCGTACCTGCACAACATTCGTGTCTACATCCGCTTCAAACATCATCCGGGCAAAATCATCCCTGCGTTCAACCAAAACCGTAAACAGCCAACACATATTCTCAGGATCATCAATAACTTTAATGCCGTCAAACCCTCGAAGGAGGTCTCGATAAAGATTAAAAAGAAATTTCCGGTAATCAATAACCCGCCAAAAATTTTTTAATCCTTCAATACCCATCGCCGCGGCAATATCCGTCATGTGCCGTTTCGTTCCCGGCTCTTCAATATCAAATGTCATTTTCCTCTCTCGGTACGCCTGCCAATTATTCGCAATCTTTTTCTCCCTGTCAATCCCGAACCACCGCAACAGTTTCGCTTTATGCGCTGAAGATTCATCCGGGCAAACGATCATCCCTCCGTCACCGGTCGTGATATGCTTGATTGCTTGAAAAGAAAAACAGGAATAGTCTCCGATAAACGTCCCAAGCGCCTGCGCCGCATCCGATATAACCGGAACGTGCATCTTCCCAACATTAGCGGGTAGCCCACCCAAATGCACCTGTACCACCGCTTTTGTTTTAGCTGTAACCTTCGCCCTGACATCCACAGGATCAATACACAACGTATCTGCCAAAATATCTGCCCATACGATTTTACACCCTCGCCGCAACAAAAGAAGGTTCGTTGCCGTACAGGTTAAAGGCGTGGTAATGACCTCATCCCCCGATCCTAACCTACAAAGGTCGTATGCAGTCTCAAGAGCCGCTGTCCCGGAAGAAAGAGAAACAGCATGCTCTACACCAAAAAGCGAACAAAACTGCTTTTCAAACAAATCCACTTTTGGACCTTGCCCTATCCATCGGGAACGTAGCGTATCCGAAACAGCTTCTATTGCTGACTTCGGAACGTACGGATAAAATAAATCGATCATAACTACTCCATTGTCCGTTGCTGGTTAAAATATCCGGGAGCCCATAGGACCCCCGGATATAATTTACTTATACGTCAATTCGGTAAAACAGTTTGCCGGTGTGCCTTCGTCATAATAAAGACCTACCTTAAACTCTTTCCCGTTTGCCCATTCTTTATTCAACGTCCCGTTAGCTGTCGCTAAAACGAAGACAACCAACGGAGCCGCTGCCCCATTCGTCCCATCCCGGAGATAGACTTTGTCTCCCACAGTCGCGCCTGTCCACGCAAGCGTGATCGAAAAGACATATCCTACGCCAGTCTTGAGCAACTGGCTTCCGGTAAGGGCGAGGGTATCTGTAAGTCCCTGTATCCTTCCCATGTGTCTTTCCTTTCGTTAAACAACCGCTTGCGAGCTCGATGAGCTTGAACTCGAGGAGCTTGAACTTGACCGGCTCGAACTGCTGGACGAACTGCTCGACCTCGACGAGCTGGACGAGGACGAACTTGATGAACTGCTGCTTCGGCTACTCGAAGAACTCGAAGAGCTCGATGAACTCCGTGACGAACTGGAACTCGAAGAACTCGAAGAGCTCGATGACCTGCAACTTGATGAAGAAGACGAACTGCTCGATGACCGACTGGATGAAGAGCTCGATGAGCTGGAACAGCTCGATGAACTTGAACTTGACCGGCAGGAAGAGGAGCTCGAACTTTTTGAACTTGATGAACTGCTACTCGAAGAAGATGACCGACTGGAAGATGAACTGCTGGAAGAACAGCTCGATGAGCTGGAGCTCGATGAACTCCGGGAGCTCGATGAACTGCTGCTTGAAGAACAGCTGCTTGAAGAACTGGACCGGGAAGAAGATGAAGAACTCCGACTGCTGGAACTCGAACTCGAAGCCTCCACCACATCACCAACACGGTACAAACTGTCATAGTTTGTATCTGTCACACCCGTATCCGCATCAAGCGCAACCAGCCAAGCATTAAACTGGGTTATCATGTCATCAAGGAAATCCGAAACAGCGCCTTGATTTACACCCAATATTTTCATCTTGGCGTTAGGGACATCCACTAAATGCGTCAAATTGGCAATTTTAAGATTCGTGAATACCGTTGTCCCGTTGACAGTGGCGTCCGCGGCTAACTTGTCCTGCACACCGTTAAAATTAGTCCGCAATTTTTTAAGTAACGTGACAACATCGCCCAACAACATACCATTGTAAACAACCTTCTTTCCGAAAGTCGTTCCAATAGTCGGCGTACCAATCGCCCATAACGCATTGTAATTCGTGTCCGCAACACCGCCATCACTATCGAGCTTAGTCAAAACATCGTTGAAGTTATTGACAAGGTTCTCCAACACATCAAACAGACCCTTGTCATACCATCCACGATCAAATATGTCTTCACTAAACCCCATTGGTTTACCCTCCTGTTAATAAGGAATTTAGGGAGCCTCTTTCGTTTTATCCGAAGACCAACAGTCCCCGTTGAGCACTCCCCCATTCCTTGTTTTTTAACAGCTATTAGGCTGTACTAGCGGTAGTCCCCGCGGCAAACATTGTGATTACGCCATAATCCAGCGCGTTAAAGATCGGTTTAATCACACCGAAAATCGCGCCACATGAAATACCCCAAGAATTGCCGTAGTCGAAACTCTTTTCGACCCAAGCAACCGGAGCACCCCAAGCGATAACGGCAGATTGCTGTCCGCAGAGAATGTTTCGGGCAATCCGAGCGCTTCCGGATCCATCGGTATTGGTAAACACATATTCGTGTTCGTGAATGACCATACCGTTATAGATCCCGAGAGCACCACTAAAGATCGGGTTTTCTTCTCCACGCACATTCGCGTCTCTTTGCGCCTGATTCCACACAGGATCTTGACGCAAATCTGTCGCGCTATACGGATGAAGGATTGCCACATAATACTCTTTTCCTCCAACACGGACAGGACGGATCATAGGAGCAGCCAATTTTGCCGTCTGTTTAGCGGAATCCAACACTTTCGTATCCATCTTCATCGCGGAAGTTAATGCTCCGACAGAAGTCTGCCCACCAGCAAACACGGATCGTGTCGCTGCCGCAGCAGTAGGAGTATTAGAAAATGTGGCTGATGTTTTACCGCAAAGTTTGTCAAGGATCTCTTGATCTAACCTTTCGGCAAACCAGTCCGCCAAACGGTTCTTGGCGCTCATGCGCATTTCATACGCATTTTTCTTCTCATCCATCCGACCGGTAAGACGAACAGCATGGCGTAACTGGTCGATAGCAACGTCTTCATCGTAATCAGTCATCGCCTCCTCATTACCTTCAAGGGTACTGTCACCAGTAATCCCGGCACCGGACAATTTGATCCCTAACCCAAAACTGATGTTATTTCCTTTTTCTTTCTTTAGATCCTCAAGCTCTTGGATCATAGACTGTTCGCTTGTTCCGATAAACCGTGTCATATACAAGTTATCCCGGACATCAGCAAACAGTTGTTTACGCCATAACTCAGGGCGTAACCCTGCAATACTGACTGATAGTGCCATAAAATTGCTCCTTTAACTACGAAGGCTATACTTCCCGCATAGCGTTTAAATACTTCTCCCGCGTCTTTTTTGGCAACCGGGCAAACTCACGATCTGTCATTTTAGCAATCTCTTCTAATGCGAGATCATTATCACCCTTATCGCCGGCGGTATCTACATGCCCCGTAGTTTTTGTCTTATTTTGATTAGCCTCTAACCGTTCCTGCGCTTCCCGCGCTTTTTTTCCCTTTTCAACTTCTTCGGCTGTCTGCGCCGGCTTTACTTCTTCCTTCTTCGCTTCGTCTTTCTTAACGGGTTCTTTAGCTGCTTTCCGCGCCTTGATCCTAGTCTCGGCTATTGGGAACAGCTTGGCGAACTCCGGATCGCCTTTAATCAACTCATAACTTTTTATAGCTGGATTCTCGCCATTGGCTAATGCCTCGGCAACTTGGTCCAAATATTCCGCATTTACATCCAAAATTTCTCCCGCCAATTCCATGACCGCGTCATAATCTTCCGAATGAGCAGTCCGGGCTTCATTATCAAACATCGTCAGCATTTTCATCCGTAACGGATCAATAGCCGGCTTCTTCTCTACCGCCGGTTTGGCATCTTCAGTATTCTTTACAGCGACAACTTTTTTCAACAAATCCGTCACTTCTTTAACTGTCAAAAAATCAGTAGGATCCCTGCCTTTAAGCGCCGCTTCAATAGGGTCTTCTTCAACAACAGGCTTAACTTCCGTCTTTTTAGCCTGCGTTTCCCTGAACAACGCTGCATCACGTTCTTCTTCCGCTTTCTGTCGCGCCTTACGGTCCCTCTTCATTTGCCAATATAAAGCCTGCTCACTCTTAGAAAGTTTGCTCAAATCCACCTGTCCCTCTGATTTCGCTAGCTCAGTCTCAACACGCAACAATACGTCATCTCCTGCCGGTGTTTCCTCCGCTTTCTTTGCCGGTTCTTCTTTCTTAGTTTCTTCCTTCTTCGCTTCTTCCAATTTTTCCCCCTCAACCGGCTTATCCACCACTTTCCCCGGGATCGTACTAAGATCTTCCGGCTTCTGGTACCCTTCAACGGGACCTTCGCCTCTTAATACAGCCTCCACTTCTTCTTTGTTCAACTCCGCGGTCTTGCCAGATTCGACCTTCTCATTGATAACCTTTTCATCAACTACCATTTTAATCTCCTTTATTATAACGGCTATGAGGCTGCCGGCGCGCCTTGAGCAGCTGCTTGTAATTGTGCATCCTGCTGCTCCTTGATCCTATCTTTCACCTGTTGAGCATTAGACAAATCCATGTATTCAATCAACAAATCTATCGGTATCGGAGCGCCCGCTTTTAAGAGCTCCGTTAAATCTTGGAACGTCTCATACCGAATCGTCTTGTTCTGATCCGCTTCGGTGACATAAACGTCATACTTGTTATCTTTCACCATCTGTAAAAATGCGGCAACATGCCCTTCTTTAAGCCCCTCTGGATACCGTTCTTTGTCAACTGCCGTCCGCATATACTCCGGACCCAAAACCTTGATCATTTTCTTCTCATCAAACAACATTGGAACCATAGACAAAAGAAATTTACCGATAATCTCCTTTGAATATTGATAATTAGAAAATAAGCGCACAAGAGCCAGAACAGCCTGCTTAATGCGCATAGAAATAGCCCGACCTGATGTTGTCCCGTCTTGAAACCCCAAAAGGTCCGGGTTAACGGAAGATATTTGTGTAAACTCTTCATCAGCTTTTTCTTCACGCACTAAATGCGACTGGTTCGGTCCTTTCGGTTGAATTTCACGTAACTCTGTCCCCGGCTTCTTTCTAACCGTGATCCCGGGTTTTGACCCCATCTTCTCAAGCGCCTTCCACCCGGTATCTGTCAAAGCGTTATCATCCCCAATCCATCCGGAATTAGCTTGCGTATTAATAATGTGTAAATATTGGGACTTTGCCTTATTCTTTTCCCGTTGTGGGTCCTTCAACGCCCGTGTCAATCCTTGTACGCGATACTTCTCGTTCTCCGCTGTCGGAGCCCAGTCTGCCATAAACCGGAAAAACGGGTAACCGGAATAATATGGCTCAAATGGAGACTTGTCATCTTGTAAAATAAACCCGCAACAATATGCAGCAACCCACATTTCAGGTACCATACGTTTAACGACTTTTGTTTCTTTCCCGTCAATCGGTCCTTGCTCTTTGGCGAACTGTGTACCGTCCTCTTCTTTATCAAATTTTTTAGGCTCGCCGCTCTCTTTATCAATTAGAAAATACCGGTCAACCGTTTTTTTGCGCCAATATTCTTTGATAGTAAACTTTCCGTCTTTCTCAAAGTCTTCGTCATCCGTGACAGAAGCAATAAACTTCACATAATTCCTCTTCTGTTCATCGTTCCCATAATCATCATCCGCAACCACGCCCGGAGACCCGTCCATTCCTGAACCATTCTCGATAATGTCGTCATTATCTCTGACAAACCCTTTAATCAGCTTCTCTTTCTTTGGATATAACGCGATTAAATCATCTTTCGATAACGGAACAATTTTAAAAACATATTTCGCGCCATCGTTAAGGTCGTATTCTATACAATCAGGGTCGACCATGATCTGATAAGGAGACCGCTGTTTAATATCCAACTCCCCGCGAATAGGGTCGTTCTCATATTTTAAAACAGCTTCAAGAAAACCTTTCCCGCAAAAGCAGCCGTCATCAAACCAATACCCCATCTTGTAACTCATGTGTGACCATTTATCAATCGCCCTGATCATACGGTCCATGACTTCCGAGAACAGCCGGTCTTCTCCGCCTTCCGGATTAACCTTGATACGTGACGAATTCTCCCGCTGGTACCCTGACACGATATTAATAATCGGTCGTATCCTGTTAAACGTCAAAGCCGGACGCGACTGCTCTTTTAACTGGTCCCGCTCTTCCTGCGTCCATTGGTCCCCAAGGGCGAAACGATAATCCTCTTTTGCCTCAGTTTCCCAATCGGCATAATGGCGCGTACATCGGTTAAACCTCTTTAAAATTTCCATGCGCAAGCCGTCCTCTTTGATCGCGTCTTGCGATGTTGATTCAACCATCTTTTCCTTTGGCATTTTAATTCTCCTATGCTGTCATAGCGGATGTTGCCCCGGATCCGATCTCTTTCGGATAGGGATCATCACGCCAAGCATCTTTTTCTTTGACCGGGCTGGTCCTCTCAATCGCCCAACACCCCATGATATACGCGTCCGCGCGATCCGGAGACCTACCAAGCCGCTTCTTGACTTCTTCTTTCGGCAGTAACAAAACCTTACCATTTGAATTGACCACCTTAAACTTCAGCGCCAACAACTGCGTCCTAAGCTCTTCGTCTTCAGGAAACGGGATCTTACGGTCAATCACCAGCTGCATAAAATGCCATGCCATCGCTGCACGAAGATTGACACCCATAGATAACATCGGGTCCATCTTCTCCGCGGAATTAATAAACTGCACATTGTTCCGTTCATCCATTTCCCGCAACCGGTCACCAATCCCCTGTCCAATCCCGATAATATCAAGCGCGTAATTGTTAGTCCTATACCGTTTACCCATGACAACCATCTGCCCGGCGACCTTCATTGTGTCCCGCTCATGAAGGATCTCCATATCTTTAACACTATAATTCTCAGTAAAATAAATGACACACTCATCTCCGCCTAGTGATGGATCACAAACAATGATCCGCTTTAGATCCTTCGCCCACAACTTAACATCTTTTAAATCATTAAGCATTTTAGCGGATAACAATGAATTTTCCGCCTGCAACGAGTACCAATCACCGTCAAGATACGCCGCCAAAAGCGCCTTATTGTACTGAAACGCACTCCGTAACGTATTCACATAACTCGAAGGCAAATGCGGGTTGTCCGCATGAAGCGCCGGGATGAAATAATGGTTGGGCTTCTTGTTATCAATAAAATCTTCCTTGAGCCAACAATCAGCCGGATTTGCTGTATATAACTGTTTATACGGCGGGATTAACTCATTGTATTTCAGGCGTAATGTGCCCTGTAAAACATCCACATCAACACGCTCTGTTTCTTCCCCCTGATCTATACCGATAAAAGCGAACTCGGCTGAATTAAACTTATTAATCTTCTCCTGATCATCCAACCCGCCATAATACACCTTGACCGCCTCATCAATAATGATCTCTTGGTCCTGCTCCCTGATCCGATAATGGTCCGGAGGGATGATACGTTTAAACGTCTCAAGGGTCGTATGCCGAAAATCAACACCCTGCTTACGACCAATGAACCCAACTGGCAAAGGCGGTTTGGATGATGGTTGTAAATCAAAAAACTCTTTCAACCACCGGCACCACTCATCCACCCATAAACAAAATAAGACAGACTTCCCACCGCCCTTGCCTCCGCCAAACAGCAAAGACACCATATCCAACTGTTTATCCGTCAGTAAGCGCCACGCGCGGCTTTGCTGGCGCGTCAACATTATCTGTTGGTCCGTTATCATTTCCAGGTTCTTTCTCAACAACGATTGTCAAACGGGTAAAATCCTGCCCAAACATAGTCTTCTCAAACGGCACAGAGATTTGTTTTTTTAGCTTCCCGATCTGCTCAAGAGCGCGTAAACGAGCATTGTCATCCGGGACCTCTTTGCCTGCATCTTCAACTTCAATGCCGCCTTCTCCATCCTCTCGGTACACCCGGCAAGATTCTTTTGTCATAGACCTAAACGCGATACGTGATAACTCACGCGCCTGCGCTTGATCAGTCGCTCCTGCCATTTCTAACTCTTCGATAATGCTTGCCCTGACTTGTCTTTCTAACTTGATCGAAGCCGTTGTACGAGCATAAGAAACGGAATATCCAGCAGCTCGTGCAGCTGCAAAAATATTCATCCCAGCAAGGCGGTTTTTTCGATATTTAACCTGCCTCAAAGTCATTCCTATTAACGACTTTCTAATTTTATTCCGGATCTCTTTACGGCTTCGGCTCTTTTTTTGGACAGCTTTGCCGGATAAGCTCTTTTTCATCTTACTCCCCCTTTGCTTTTTGTAATGATCCCATCCCGCCACCATAATACGATTCCGGAGATTTCTCTGTCCGGACGCCGTCTTGAATCTCTGTGTTGCCGCCATTAGGCGTCACCGGAGCATTAGCTGGATCATACTTTGAAAATCCAGTATCTCCTTGACCTTTTTGTCCTTCTTTCGCCATTCCTTCCATATTGACCCTCCTCTCATAAAAAAAGCTATAAGACCCGTTGTCTTATAGCTTTCAATGGATGCCCCCTACCGGGCTCTTACAGCCTCAATTTATGACGTAATATCTTATTAAGTCAATATAAAATCTTTATTTATTTTAAAATTGTTGTAATGTAGGGTATTACAGAATATTTCCCGACGAGACTGGAATTAATAGGACGGGCAGTTAAATCGTAGCTTTAAGGTTAAGATTGAATTTGTCTTTTTTAATAGCATGAATAACACGTACAATCATGATTCTTGCGTTACGGAAATTCATTAACTCTGATGATACAATAACGCGCCCATTAGATCCAACAATCCTCCACCAACATTGATGAGGATATGGCGCTCCGGATGCCTTAATCTCTATACGAATCTTTTTCATTTTTATATCTCTCCTTTCACATGTTCGTAGTCATGGCACTACTTCAACTTTTACACATTGGAATTTATCAAGCCATGCATCTAATTGAATTACGTGTTGACCAATAAATTTTCTCAAAAATAGAGCAGTTTTAATAATTGTCCCATCTTCAGCAACTAAAACTCCACCAGTTTTCTCTCCAAAAGTAACCTGATATAATATTTCTTTTCTCACTCCTCCACCTTTCTTAACTGCTGCTGCGTCGAAAAAGTATTATTTGCTCGGTTTCCATCCAGTCTTTCTCATCGTTCCGTAAACATACGCATCTGCCTTCTTACCTTTCAACCCTTTTTTCCGAGCCTGCGCTTTCAACCGTCTTTCCATTGCTTTTGGCATATACCTATCCCTCCTTTTCTAATACCCCATCTTTTTGCCCTTCCTCTTTTTTCTCTTCTTCGCCATATATCTCACCTCCTTTAATGCCTGCGGAAATCCTCGGCGTTCGGACACGTATCAAAATGAGACACCATCCGATCAGGATCAAATTCCTCTTCCCTCTCTATCTCATCATCATAATCAACAGGGATTTTTTTACCTTTTACCGTCACCATCCACAAAATATCCGAACCACACCCTCGACAGACCCCTTTATTTGCCATTTCCTTTAACCCCTTTTTTCGCCTGATAGTGTTTCCATTGGACGAACAAAAAACCGACGGTATACATCCACTCCACAAAACTGTCAGTACGCTTAACGCTAAACTGCGGATGCAACTTCTTCCACCGCTCTATCCAGTCCGGAAATATAGGTATATACCATGCTCCCGGACCAAATGCCCATGCGATACACTCGTCAATTTCCGGACCGGTAACACCGGCTTTCATGAGGATATAAGCAACCCGCGCTTCTGTCGCGCTTTCTGCCTGATATTCATGCTTCATCATTGCCACCAAGAGTATGTTCAAGAAACGCTATACTGCTCTTCCAATGCTGAATAAGGATGATCTTCTCCCGCACCGGCAAATTAATTAAGTCATCCGACGAGATCTTCTTAAGCACTTCGATATACTGATCTATTTTGTCCATATTTAACCCCGCTCTACATGCCTAAGTCACTTTGACGAAAAAGGCAAACTCTGGACGCTGTGACAAGGGGCTCTCCCCACTTGACTGCCGATAAAGGCAAACCCAAAGTATCAAAGAACGGGGATTATTTTTGGCACGCATATTCCTTTCCTTCAACAACCTTTTTACCAATGTAATGGCAATCAAATCCATTCTTTTCCCATTGAGTTACTTTATCGGCAGATACTATGATGTTAGATTTTCCTTTCATAGCTTGCTCAACAGGGTTTAATGTTGCACAGCCTGAAAAAAACCATAGAATAATGGCAACACATATAAAGACCATAGTTGTTTCAATAATGGTTTTCATTTTGTCTCCCATTTTCACTCTCCTTTTTTATTGATAAACTCGGCGGATTTTTAAATGTTTCTTTCCATAATTATCTTTTGATAAAAATGAAAACAATTATTATGGACATTAACATATTGCGTGAATGGTGGTAGAATCATAATAACATCTCTCCTATTATCAAAAAACGGACAATCATTATAAATAAAATCTCTCATTTCATCCCATTCTGGATAAGAATCTCTACGGCTTATAGATATATGAAAATATTCTCCTTTACCCATTGGCGGTAAATCAACGCAAGTATTATCATAAGTGTCTATACTCAGCAACGCACACAAACCAGATAATTTTTGTTTTGTGATTGCATAATTTCCTTCTGTCATGATAAATTCTTTCCATCCTTTTGGAATAATCAATGGTGCTTTACATGTATTCATTTCTCCCCTCCATACTCAACTCCTTTCAATATTAAAATTTCTCCACAAAACAGACAAGTTCCAAAGTACCCTGACTGGACTTCTTTATTACACCTTTCACACCACCACTTTTTCATACCCAACCCTCCCTAGTTTTTTTACCTTCTAGTTAATAGGCGTAGTATCCTTTTGAACGATCTTTAAGTTCATAAAACCATATTCTTCAACAAAATTATTTACAATAAACTTGCACCCTTTTATCTCAATCTCTTCACCAATTCTAAAAATTGAAGTAAATCCATCCTTTTTTAATTTTTCAATTGCAAGGTTAAAACTTTCTTCTGAATTTGTTGAATCGTGTTCAATTCCCAATTTCTTTAATAATTCTTCATTGATCTCTTTAATAATTCCTTCGTTTGGATTACAAGCCATTTTCACTCTTCTTTTTTATTAATAATTGATAAATTCAAGCCCATAAACGCTTTCTCTTTCTCATCCCACGCTCTGAACTTAATTTCCCGCACGTTATTCTCCTTTCGTGATTAGATCATGGATGGCATTGACTAATTCATCTACTGAAAATACAAATTTAATTGTTTTTTCTTTTTGATATTTCAGATTAAACTTATACTTTTCAAGAAAGATTTTCCTTATCTCCTCACTTGTCACTTCTCTCACACCGAAGTAGTTACAAATAGCTTTGGATAAATATTTTGCTTCACCAATTAAAGTATGTTTTCTATCAGCAATCTTTAAATGTCCATGTAAAAACTCGACTAATTTCTTTTCATCCAACGGCTTTAAATTAGAGGGAATTGGCTCTTTATATCTACAACAAATGCAATGGATCATTTACTCTGCTCCTTTCAATAGCTCTGGTGGTTCTGGGTTAATAGCTTTAGGCATAAAATCTTTGTAACTTGGAAAATGTTTATCAACTAACAAATTCTGTCCCGAAGATCGGCTTTTCTAAATTCTTCTTCTGTTTACTCATTCGGGCGTTCCTTTCCACAAAGAGGACAAAATTTCCATTTTTTTGTATATAAAAAACCAACAATAGTAACCTTTTCTTGACCAATAAATGGGTAACCTTCTCCACAACAATTTTTAATAACTTTCTTAAAATGCTTACACCACCACTTCTTCATCCCCCTACTCCTCTGTAAAATTTCTTTTTATGATAATCCAATAAATTCCAATAATGATTAATCAAATTATATATTCCTCCAGTTGAATTTGTATTACAGGCTTTTGCGATGTCTTTAAATTTCCATCCAGCATTACGAAGATAAATCATATTTATAGGATGAACCCTATATTTCTTTCCGCTTGTTGGACGATGATCTGTATTTCCTCGTTTTAAACCAACATATACACCATGATCTCCATGCCAGCCACGCCCAGAAACCCTATTAATGAATACTTCCCAAGTCATCCCCCTACTCCTTCGCCAAAGCCTCATTGGTCATTGTTTTATATCCCATTTAAAATATCGTACAAACTTTATTAATCCAACAATAGCCCACAATACCATAGTTGTACTAAGCATTATGATCGACAAACCAACAGAAAGACGGAAAAAAATTACCTTCTATCCGTTATCACCTTCATAAAATTTCTTTAGCTGCTCAATAGCTAGAAGCACATCATCTTTGGAGAAATTATACCGCCGATAATTAAAATCTATAATATTGTTCCCCTTCTCATCCCGGCGGTTCGTGATGACCCCGGAAAAAATAACGTATCCGAGACTGTCAAGGCACGTATTTGTCAAATCTTTTAACTCCGTTGTGTCCGGATGCAGACCTTCACCTTGCATAAACTCCTCCTCTTCTTTTAACAATCATATATGGGATGTCCGGGTTAAGCGCTTTGAAAATTTTATACTTAATCCGCCAAACATCCGTGCAGAACCCCTTAGTATCATGCACCTCTAAACTGCCGTCGTTTTTTAATACGGAAAAGTCGACAATATGTTTACAGATAGGATGACCGTTAAAAACAAAATCGAACGTATACTGAACCACAAAGTCTTGAATCTCGCCTTTCTGTTTCATGTCCTGTAACCGCGCGCAGTATACAGCCTCGAACCGGGAATCGTGTTTATGCCCGAGATAACAATACGTTTTTTTATTACCATACTTAGATCGTCGTATCATAGCAACTCCGGAAGAGGCGCCCAATGGGAAACACTTGTCATACTATGCTTGCGTTTTCCCATCATAAATCCTGATTGCCAACTCTTCAACCGGAAAAAGCTCCGGCTTGGTCGTTTTTAACTCTCTCAAGAGATTCTGGATGATAATACACAAAATATCCAAATGCTTTCGCCGGTCACCTTCCACCTTCGCCGGATCCGTCTTCTTGACAAGCATCATATCCAGCTTGTCGATAGCAATCATAACATCCGCAGCCCGGTCATACCAAACGAACCTCCTGTCTCCCGGCAAATCATCAAAAGACTGTCCACCTGGATTAGAAGGATAGTACATAAGGGCAGCCAGGGTTTTAGTAACAGGCGTTCTCTTAAGCGCTTCAAGTGTCCGCGCAGAGAGGGTAGAAATAGGCTGTTTAATCTCTTTTTCTTCCACAATCTCTTTTGCTCCAATTTCGTCAGACGGAGGCGGTACTTTAACGCGATCCAATTCTTTTTTCTTAACCATCATAACCCTCCTTATTTAACAACCATTGAAATATCCCTTACACCTATACTTTCGAGGATAGAACTGATCTGCGCGCACCCTCCGCGCATAGCCTTAAAATCCTCTGCCTTATACTTCTTGTGTTCCTCGATATTAAATCGCGCGTTAAACTGGCTCCATTCCTGCTTTAAAACAAAAAGGAACCACGGATACGCCCTGCGTATCCCATGTCGATATAGCCAGTAACTATCACAGACATTTAAGATCACCTCATCAGGAAAATGAACTTTTTGCATTTTCATGTCCTTTTTTGCCTGATTGATTAATGCGTGCAGATTAAATCCAGCAGCGACAACCTTATCAACTGCCGCTTTGACTGCCGGGTTTACCGGTATTGCTACTTTTCTCTCTTTCATTCCCTCCCCCTGCGATAAGAGACAATTTATCAATAGACCCTCTCAACTCCGCTGTCAATATAGATCCCCATGCCAACGAGCACCGCCCAACCCTCCGCGGAGGAGTAGAATTGTATGTAAGCTCAACCCAAAACTCGCACATGTGCTTTACGCATGGAGAGGCAACCGGGCGCCCAATACTCATAAGAGGACAAATCACCTGTCCAGCAATGCCGATTCCCGGAACAGGCAAATCTTCCGGCTCTTTCTTAAGAGCTATAACGTCTTTATCTATTGTTGCCATTTTTATCCCTCACCGCTGATAAAAGGCTATACCCACAAATATCACTCCACGGAGATTCGTTAAACGCCTTTTTTTGTGTTGCTATCCGAAACAGCTTGTCAATAACACGTACGACTGTTAAGGCATCATCCATTTGCTCAGGGCTGATGCCGTTCGGATATAATATCCTCATGACATGCCCGGACTTGCCGAAAGAATCGCCATACACCCGCTGCTTTTCAGTAACGAGTGAGGCTATTCTCCCGGCTTCAATAGCGTATTGGCTGATACAGACCTTAATCATCCCATCCTTTTTCTGTCGCACCAACATTTCCCTGCTCTAATTCTTGGCTGACCGGATTGACCGGCTGACCGTATTTGTCGATTTCAACGACTTCATAAGATGATTTCTGCGCGGTTTCGGTCCCGTCCTTATTCATCCACTTACCGCGGGAGATCTTGATAAACGCGCCGTCTTTGATCTTATCCATGACCCGCATAACCCTAGCACTACCGTTTTCCCAATACTTAACCCCGAGCTCCCCTTCGACCTTGTACTGCACAACCTCTTTGGCTGGGTCAAGACGGGACGGAACAAACCGATACCCGAGGTATTTAACCTTAACAACCCCGCCTTTTTCAAGGATCAGGAAATTCGATTGTGCTGCGGCTTTATCTGCTAACGCGCCCATTTTGGATTCCTCCTCTTTTTATGGGTTTAACTTTCCCTTTTTTTGTCCCAATACGGACTTTTGCACCGCGGACATGTCCGTACATCGACTTTTCCGTTTAAACCTTTTCCCCGCGGCTGCCACTTGTAAAAGCACCGTAAACACTCTAATATCGTCCGCACAACTTTAACGATTGCCATTATTTAACCTCCTCAATACTAATCGGAATAACCCCTTCACGCAAATCAGCGATAGATGAAAATGCCGCTTTCGATA